ATCCAACGATCATTTAACCATACAATATTTGAATCTCTTTTCTTTTTTAAATCTTTTAAATCTTCTTCAGATAAATTTTTACCTTTATTAATTTTTTCAGTTTGACCACCTGTAAGTGCTAATTGTTCTTGTTGTGATATTCCATACTTAATTAACTCATCACAAAATCTAGGAGTTAATGCTGATTGAAAATAATAATAATAATTTTGTAAATTCATAATTCTTACTTTAGAACTAATATTTTTTACTCAAATGTAAACAAAAATTATTAGCTAACTGTAAGTGTTCCAGAAACCGTGAATGTCGCAACTTTACAACCTCCAGCTGGTGCCGGTAATGTTGTAACTGTGTTTGTTCCTGGACTTGCAGAGAAATTAGCTGATGAAGGTCCTCTAACAATAACAATACCTGAACCGCCGGTACCTGCAACTTTTGGACTATTACCAGCTGCTCCACCTCCACCTCCTCCAGTGTTAGCTGTTCCTGGTGTTCCATTTGCTCCTGGTCCTCCACCTGCTCCGCCTCCTCCTGGTCCTCCTGCTCCACCTGCTATGTTTTGTGAACCTCCACCTCCTCCTCCAGCTCTTGTAACTGGTGAACCTGTAATACTGTTTGCTGAACCATTTCCTCCAACTCCTGCTGGTCCTGGTGGTCCTGAATTTCCTCCTGCAGATCCTGCTCCTCCACCTCCTCCACCAAATCCTTGTCCTGGTGTAGTTCCTGGTCCTGCATTTCCTCCTGGATTACCTTGTGGTGGACTAACTGGTGGTGTGTTACCTGCTCCTCCAGCAGTAGAATTTCTACCTCCTGCTCCACCTCCTGATCCTCCTGTTAAACCTACTACGCTACCAGATGTTCCACCTCCACCTCCTGTAGATGTAATAGATGAAAATATTGAAGGAGATCCTGAAGTACACTGACTTCCACCTGCTCCAACTGTTACTGGAATACTAGCACCTGCATAAAAAGAAGCTGTAACTTGAGTTCCGCCTGGAAAAGATGTTCTATATCCACCGGCTCCACCTCCGCCGCCATCATCAAATCCTCCACCTCCTCCTCCAGCTACTACTAAATAATCTAATGATACTGAACATTGAGCTTGAACCCACGTTCCGCTTTTCCTTGCACTAAATTGACTTTTTAAATTCCAAACACCTGTTGCCTTGTTTAATTCTTTTGTAATAATAATTCCAGATCCACCAGCAAATCCTGAATAAGGTCCTACTGTTGGTCCTCTTGCTCCACCTCCACCTCCACCTGTGTTAGCTGTACCTGCTGAACCTGCGTATAAAGGTGCAGGAGATCCTGGACCCATTTGTCCATTTCCACCACCACCTGGTCCGCCTAATCCTCTATAATTTTGACAATCTCTTGATCCACCTCCACCACCTCCAGCATAAACTCCTGAATTAGGAATTGGAGATGTAAATGAGGGACTAAAATCTGTTCCTGGTCCACCAACTGATTCAATACCAGGCGCTGGATAAGGACCTGCTCCTCCTGTATTTCCTGCTCCACCTTTTCCTCCACCACCACCAGCTCTTCCTCCTGGACTTCCACCTGTTGATCCTCCTGAATTTCCTTGAGGTCCTCCTGTTCCTCCTCCTGCTCCACAATTTGATCCACCACCACCTGATCCTAAAGGAACGGATGCTCCATTACCAACTGGACCTGCTCCTCCTTTACCACCTTTACCACTTGTTTGAGAAAAACCTGTACTATCTACACCACATGCATTTGCTGCTCCACCTCCACCAATAACTAATGGATAAGAAGTATTTGTTGTTACTGGTATTGATTGAAATACTTGAGCACCACCACCTCCTCCACCACCACCTTGATTATTACCACCACCTCCACCGCCACCAACTAATAAAATATCTAAAAGTTGAGTACCTGGTTGTGTGGTTAAATTTCCTGACGCTGTAGTAACAGTTTGAGTACATTTACCGAATGATGTCGGATTAACTACTCCTATTATACCGCCATTTGGTGATGCCATAAGTCACTTACCTTTTTAAAAATTCTTTAACTTAGTTGCCTGTAGCAATCCAAGATGAAGTGTCAGGTGACCAAGCGAATGAATTTTGTTGATCGTCTTTACCAGTCCATCTTTGTCCAGCTTCATCCCAAGAAATAAAGTAGTTTACATTATCTCCATAAGTTGTAACTGTTGGATATGCAACTGGGGCTTGCCAGTCGTCATTAGTGTCTAGCGACCAAGATGCGAATGGTTGTGGTGCGATAAATTTATTTTTTGTGGAATCAAACGTGTAACCAATTCCAGCATATTGTTTTCTGAAATTATTATTATAAGAAGTTTGAACCCATCTAGATCCTGTTGTGAAAGGAACAATTGATTTAACTTTTTCCTCTGCTGCAACTGATTGATCACCGCCATTTGCGTTTACATCATTGTTATCAATAACAACAACTCTTAATACTAAACCATAACTGTTTACTTCTGCAAAATGTGCCATATTTTTAACTCCTAAATGTTATTATAATACAATTTTTTATAAAATGAAAGTACATAAATTTTATGTTGTTAATGTTCCAGATACTATAAATGTCGCTACTTTACAACCTCCTGCCGGAGCGGGTAACGTAGTTATTGTATTTGTGCCTGGTGCTACACCAAATGTAGCTGATCCTGGTGCTCTAACAATAATGGTTCCTGAACCTCCTGCTCCTCCATTTAAATTTCCACCACCTCCACCACCACCACCTGTATTAGCTGTACCACACGATCCTGTACCAGGGCCACCACCATTTCCTCCTCCACCAGCTCCTCCAGTACCTCCTGGTCCAGGTGCTCCTGCACCACTATAAGAACCTCCACCTCCTCCACCTGCGTAAGTTACTGGTGAATTTGTAATTGAATTTGCTGTTCCTGCTCCACCTGGTTTTCCACCAGGTCCTGATGTTGATGTTCCTGCTGCAGATGCTCCACCTCCTCCTGCACCATTATATTGTGTACCTCCATTTCCTCCAGGATTTCCTTGTGGTGGGCTAACTGGCGGTGAATTACCTGTTCCTCCTGCTGAAGGTGCTGTAACTCCACCTCCACCTCCTGATCCACCACTACCACCTGCTCCATCATTAGTTCCATATCCACCACCTGTTGATGTAATTGATGAGAATACTGAAGGAGATCCTTGTACTCCTACTGTGCCTGATCCTGCTCCACCTGCTCCTACTGTAATTGGAAAAGATGTTCCACCTGTTAATGTTAATTTTGTTCCACCAGGAAAAGAAGTTCTATATCCACCTGCTCCTCCACCACCACCATGATTACCTCCACCACCTCCTCCACCTGCTACTACTAAATAATCTACATCGAATGGAGCACTGGGTGTCCACGTTCCTTGTTTCTTGTAATTGTATTGTTCACTTAATGACCAGACTCCTGGTGCTACTGAAAATGTTGGAGATGCTCCATTTTGTTTTACTATAATAATTCCTGATCCTCCTGTTGCAGCCAGTCCACAATAAGCTCCACCTCCTGCTCCACCACCTGTATTAGCTGTTCCATTAGATCCTGTTGCAGCGGCTCCTCCTGCTCCTCCACCACCAGTTCCGCCTGTTCCTGATGCAGGTCCAAATGATGCTCCACCTCCTCCTCCAGCATAAACTCCTGAATTAGGAAGTCCTGGTCCAAAAGTTGGTGTAGTATCTGTTCCTGCTCCTCCTGGTCCTGATGCAGGTCCACCATTTCCTCCTACAGCAGAAGCTCCTCCACCTCCACCTGAAGTACCACCAGTAATATAAGTACCACCTGAATTCCCTTGAGGCGGACTAACTGGAGGAGTATTTCCTGCTCCACCTGAAGTTCCACCTTGACCTGCTCCACCGCCTGAACCTCCTGCTACTCCAGAATTACCAACTGGAATATTATAAGCACCTCCTCCTCCACCACCTGCTGATGTGATTGGACTAGAAGCTGTTGCAAAAATAGAACTTGTTCCAGAATTACCATTTGAACCTAAACCTGGAGCACCACCAGTTCCACCACCACCAATTGTAACTGGAACTGCTGAAGCTGGAATTGGTTGACATGCAATTAATCTAAAACCCCCTGCTCCACCACCTCCGCCTGTAGAACCACCACCTCCACCACCTCCAGCAACAACTAAAACAGATGCTGTGCCTGGACCGAATCCTGGTGATGTATAAGGTGTTGATGATGTGATTACTGTTGTTAAATCACCTCTTATTGGATTTTGTACTGGACCGATAATTCCGCCATTAGACATAGCTTGAATCTCCCGGTTAACTTATAATTTCGTATGAGATCAAACAAACTAGATCACTATTTGCACTAGCGAGTCCAGAAATTATTTCATTTTCTTCTAAATAAAAAGAAGAATTTTTATCTACTAAATTTAATGCCGCATCAGCGGGAACTGATATAGTGCTACCGATAGCTCT